TTGGCGATCCTTGATTATGACAGCGATTTTCTGTTACGCCTGCCTTGGGGAGATCAATTAGTGGTGGTTAGGTTAGCGAGTCAGTGGCCAGTAGGAATGTTTGTTAAGTACGCTAAGTACGTTCTTGCATATCCTATGGCAAAGTTCATGAACGACGATCTTCCTGAGAAACCGGAGGGCTTTATTGGCTCCCCCTATTTTCAAGGGCCGCTCAAGAAGTTTATGAAGGCTCGTATGGTGTCTAGGAAGTCGAGTAGGTGTGCTCGGCTGGGTATGACGATCTTACAGGGTGTGAAGAGAGCAGCTGCCGTTATTCCTCAATCCTTTGTGGTGGAGACCTATGTGAAACACAAAAAGGTCATGACCTCAGGTATGAGGGGTGAAAGCCCAAATTATTCTTTTTTGAAGATGTACGAAAAGATATGGAATCGATTCGAGTATCCGAAGGAAGAATTATTGGAGGCTTCGGTTTCCGCCGCCTTTACTCCGTATGGGAACTTGAAGAGGTCGACGGGAGGTGGTCGGGCCTATATCCAAAAGCAGTTACCTAAGGGTACCATCTCGTTCTATCAAGAGCGGGAGGGATCCAGGTCTGTTAAGGAGGTATATGGCCCTCTCTGCCCGACGTTTGATGAGGTTGTGGAACTTTGTGAGCTTAATGAAACATCCAATGATGTTATGATTCAAGCAATTGTTGAACCTTTAAAGGCTAGGGTTGTCTCAAAGGGCAACCCTTTCCGATATTGGCTCTCCCGCTTTTATCAAAAGGCTATGCATAAGTATCTACATACTCGTTTTCCTCAGTTTGTTCTTATTGGACGACCGTTGGAGATAGATGATCTCCTTGCCCTTATGACCAGAGAGAAGAAGTTGAATCTTCCTTGGCTTGGTTCCGTGGACTTTATTAGTGGTGATTTTGCGGGTGCAACAGATACCATAGATATCAGACATACAATTTCGGCCTTTGAGGCTTCGTTGTATAATGATTTCGGGTGTCATGAGCGTACTGCGAATATTCTCCGTTCCGTGCTTTATGCGCAGAAGTTGAATTATCCCCCCTCTTCGGGGGTCTCACCTGCTATGCAAGTCTCGGGCCAGCTTATGGGATCGACCCTTTCTTTTCCTATACTCTGTGTCATTAACCTAGTTTGTTATTGGTATGCATTGGAACAGCGCTTCTCTAGGAAGTTTCAGCCTTGG